GCAACCACGTTGCCTGTCTGACGTTGGGGTGCGGATTCCTCAATAATAGGCCCATCATCAAACTTATCTGGAAAGACGCGGCGAACTGCGTCATCAATCTCACTATAATACTCTTCGCTCCTCGGATCAATACCACTTTTTACAAGTTTTTCATGAAGTCCGTAAGCATATCCTGTCATTTCAGGATCTTTTTCAAACCAATCATTATTTTTTGCCCACTCCAAAGCACGTTGATCAGGTTTTGGTGGTTGTGGGGTTTCTTGTGGATACTGAGGTTCTGGTGCAGGTTGTGACGTAGGTTCCTTGCGAGGTTGCGGCTTGTACCCATCATACTTTGACTTCTCCACCTGTAACTCAGATAACTTTGCTTGTGCTTCTATAAGAGCATCGGAGTCACCTGCTTCATACGCTGTTTTATAGGCGATTTTAGCTTTATCAATTTCTGCTGAAACTCGACCTTTTGCTTGGTTTACAAGAACACTTTCACCTTCATCTAAAGTTTTTCTAAGCTTTTCGTTTTCTTGCTTTACATGCTCTGCGTATTTAAGTGCTTCGTTTTGAAGTCTTGATGCTTCTTCTTTAAGACGACGTTCTTCATGAAATTCAAACTTTAGCTGTTTAATACGCTTTTGAACGCCATCACTATACTTCTCCACCTCATCATCGCTTGGAACTTGCGGTTCAGCGTTTTCAGCACGTCGAGGTTTTCCTTTATCTTGTTCAGGCGTATCGTCTACAACTTCTATTTCAAAATCATCATCTTGAGCGGATGTTTCTTTTGTAGCCTCAATAGCTTCGGCTACTGTCTCTTCTTTAGTTTCAAATTCTTGTTCTTCAGCTAGATTATTCATATTCTTGTGTACCCCCTTGGATCATCGACTACTGCTTCCACAGTATCGTCATTAATAAGCCTAAACTCTTTCCCATGTATCTTGAATCGAGTACCTGAATAGGAACGGAAGATAACAAAATCTCCCTCTTTACAGTACGGGCCATGTGGAAACTTGTCTTTGTCTGCATAGGCATCTGGGCCTAGCTTCATAGCAAAACCGATAATTGAAGCTGTTTCTTCTGCGGCCTTGAGACCATCTGGCATAAATACGCCACCTTCGGTTTTATCGCTGACTTCTGGTACACCAATTAGGATTTTGTATCCTTGTGGTTCTGGTAATTTAGAGGCTACCTTCTCTTCTGTTTCTTTATTTCCTGTATACATTTTACTACCTTGCAGTGATTTAAAGGTTCACAGTCACCCTGCGTGGACACCCCACGAAGTCTGTATGTGCAATACGTTATATTAAAAAATATTATTCTTCAATATATCTCTTTTCTATATCGTTAATATCTTGTTTGACATATTGAAGCGCCTCGTACCGTCCTACGATACGATTGTACTTCTCCATGTCTTCAGCTTGACCAGACGCTAGATATATCTTTATATCTTCTTCGTACTCATCAATCTTACGCTGTATTAGCGTGAAGTAAGTGTCAGCCATCCCCTTTTGTAAGCTCCTTCGCTATTTCAATCCCCAATTTTGCGCCCTCTTTCTGATCCTCACGTTGTGACTTATCTAGATCAGTAGCGAGCCTGACACCGAGACGTGCACCCTCACGTTGGTTCTCGGCAGCAATACGTTCAGCATCTAACTTTAATTTAGCTGCGTCCATCTGCATTTTGTGTTGTAACTCTTGTTGTTTCATTTGCAGCTCTGCCTGTTGCATTTGTACAACAGGATCTTGCTGTTGTTGCTGCATTTGCTGTTGTTGTACTTCTGCCTGATCCTTTTGCAGCAGTTTTTCTGCTGCATCTTTTGCCAGTCTTGAGATCTCGACCTCTACATCCTCTGGTAGTGGCTGATCTTCATTTGGCATCTCAACACCAAGCATCTTCTCGATCTCACGACGATACTGGAATGCAACATGTTCGGTAACATGCGCAGACATAGCCTGACCAATCGCCTGAGCGAACGGTGACTGCCCAACCATTTCACGCATTTTAGGATCTTGAATTGCTGCCATATGCACAGCGATATGTGCTTCATGATCTTGGTACTTAAATGCTTTGACTGGCTCTTGTTTCAAGAGCATCATGTTTTCTGTAACAGGATCGGCGGGCTTTATGTCATCAGGTAGTTTGATGATGTCGCTTGCATCCTGTATCCCCAACACTTCTAACATCTGACGATGTAGTTTCCCCATGTCGTACAATTGAGGAGCCTGTTGAGAAAGCTGTAACGCCGCCTGATACTGCATAATCCTTTGGGACATTGTAGCAGCATTAGGATCTGAGACGGGTATAACGTCCACCCGTGCATCAAAGTCTCTTTGCCTGTCAAAATCACCATCCATTTCGTAAGCGTACTCAGCGGGCATGTAATCGCGTATGATGCGGGCTAGTAAACGCAGCTCGTTTTTCATGGCTGCATGCATACGGGCCTGCACACCAGACATAACTTTCATACTGCGCTCAAGAAGGGCAAGCGTTGTACCCACAGGTGCTTGAGCATTCATATCACCTACTTGAATATCGGCTACTGATCCAATTCTGCGACCCTCTTCGACAATATTGCCAAGTAACGAGTAGAGCACTCCCGATGGCTCTTTATAAGGGATGAACGTAATTGAATCCCGTATCGCACCACCTGGAACGTCCACGTCCCTGAACTCACCTGGCATAAGCGGAGTGTCATCACCCTTAATACGGAGACCGCGAGCTTTAAGACCCGCAGGCAAATTAGATAATGTACCCGCATCAATAAGTTGACGAAGTATTGACGTTGCTGACTTAGCCAATCCACCAATGAGATGTATAAGACCTGTGCCATAGAAACCCAAGCCAGGTAGGTATTTGTAATGTACAAAATGTAATCGTTTCTTTTTCTTTTTGTCATCTTCATACCAATTTCTTCTAATCGCCAATATCTCACGAGAGGACTTGTCAATCGTGATAACGTAAGGTCGAGCTACCCCATCTGGATCATCAAACTCTTCTGGCATGTTCATAGTGACATGCATTTCTAAGATGGTGTGACGGTCATCGTCCTCTACGACTGCGCTCTCGCCATCAAGTTCGTCATACTTCTCCTGAATATCTGAGAAGTCTGGCTCTGGTTCAGGAAGATCTACCTCTTTGTAAAATCCTGCCACCTGTAGTTCTAGGATTTCGTTAGCTGTTTTCTTCATTATGTGTGTGTATCTAGGGCAGGAAGCCAGATCTGATGCACCATAGGAAGCCACGAAGTCTTCTGCGGGGACAAACATAGCTACAGGTCTATCCTCTAACGGATCATAGTAAACCTTTTTGAAGGCAGAACCTGCAAGCGGTAGCTTGAAAAGCATTTGTTCTGTCTCATCACGGTATTCCGTCATCTCTTCAGTCAGAAGATAGTTCATCTCTGTCTGTATTCTGTCAGCTTGATCTGTCTTTTCTGGAGTTAATTT